GCCTCTAAGAATTTTACAAAATTCCCATTGGGTCTTTTGCTTTCCAGACTCACCAGGTCTTCCCCTGGCTCAAGAGCTACCAGCTTGCCACCCATCCGGCTGGCCACAGACTCCAGGCTTCCACCTGTGCTTCCAGAAAGCTCTGAGGCCATATCTTGGGGAATGAAGCCACCCTGCTTCTTCAGCACCCTTGTCACATCTGTGTCATTGGTGACGGCCAGCATCTCCAGCTTCAGCAGCTGGTCTTCCGATTGGATGTCCGTCCAGCTGTGTTGCAGCAGAGGAAGTCCCCGGCTGCCGGAAGAATAGTCATATTCACAGACCTGGCAGACAGACGCAGCTGGGATTGTCCTGCTTGTCCGGTCACCCTGTAAAACATTGTAAGACTTGATCCTACCCTGGGCATCAAAGGTCACCCCATCCAGCATCCCCTTGGGGACTTCCTGGCCTTCCGGATTTCCAACCCTGTGACCTTCCAGGAGCTGGAGCTTGGCCTTGCCATCCTGGTCATTGATGAAGACCACAAAGCTGTCCCCATCTCTGAGAGCACCCCTAAGCACAATCCGGAGGATTTCACCCCAGCCAAATCTTCCGGAAGAGTCCAGGGATTTGGAGGCTTGTTTAAAGTAAGCCTCATATTGTTCAGCCTTGGCATCATCACTGCAATGGGACTGTGGGGTGATGGTATCACCCACCACATAAGTCACATAGTCATTGAGGATTTGCCGGATGAGTCCGCAATTTCTTTCACCATAACGCAAACGCTTGATCATCTCAAGCCTGTCAGAAGGTGTGTAATCTGTGGAGAAGTCCACAGCAGTGCCATAGATCACAGCCCTGTTGCTGCTCATTGCCACAGAGCTAAACTGCGTAGCACCAGCTTTCTTCTGGAGCTTAGGTGTGTCAGCCCCAGGCTTGATGACCTGGGTGGGTTGTTTCTTGGCCATAGGAAATCAGTCCTTTGTGTTGCTCCAATCTGTCCGGATCACTGTGATCCTCTCACCATAGACAGTGGGATTGATCAGCTGAAGGGCATAGATGGCCTCTGCCATCCTCTCCTTGGCTGGCATTGTGATGGCTTTGCCAACAGAAGTGCCACTGTCAGAATAGCTTGTGGTCACAAGCCCTGTGGTCAGCTCAGTGAGTGCCTTGGCCTTGATGGCCAGCAGCTCTGCTTCACTTAGTCCAATGAATACACCTTGAGGCATTTGAATTGCAAAGGAAGTCAATTGGGCTGCCCTGGCCTCCACCACTGCAATGAACAACGACCCGATTGCTGGACATCACTAAGAAGCCAGGACAGCTTCAAGACAAGGTGACCAGGGTGCATCAGCTGTCAATCAGCTTTCTGATCCGGCTGGGTGGTCTGCTCCACCTGGACAGCCTCAGTGGACTCCCTTCCAATGATGCCCCATCTGACAGCCAGGATCAGTCCCATCAGTGCACAGTCCCAGGAGTGATTGCCACAGGTCTTGCTGGCTGGCAAAATCCAATGGGGCTTTCCTGTCCGGCTGTCCTTCACCCTCACCTCACTTGTGAGCTGGTGCACATAGTCTTCCGGCACATTCCTGGCATATGTGTGCAGCTTCCTCTTCTGGAGTCCGGCCAGCAAATCTTTGGTGCTCAGATTGCTCCAAAGGATCATCTCTGCCCTGTGCTTCTGCCCTGGGACAAACACAGCTTGCTTGTCTGAATAAAATCTTTTGGTGGTCTTGCCCCCTACATCCTTCACAGTGAAGTCATCCAGGTGACTGCCTCTGAGACTCTTCCACTGCCTGGCTGCTGTCTTGGCATAGACATCCTGTGCCTGGTCACCGGAGTCCACCCCAATCAATGCCCTGTTCACCTGGTGCTGCTTGGCCAGATCATCCAGCTGCTCCCAAGTGTCGAGCTTACCCCACCACCTCAGTCTGCTGTGGCCGGACTTTGCCCAGCTTCTCACCTCAGCCCAGAAAAATCCTCTTTGCACATCCACGGCCATTGTCCGGAAGGGCACTGACCCGGCAGGGATTGTGTTGCTGATGTCCACCACCCTGGCCTCCGGAGTGATCCAGGCTTCCCTTTCCCAAGGATCACCCAGGGCATAGTCACCAGCCTGGGCTTGTGCCACCACATCACCAGCATCCTCAGCCCAGCACTTGGCCAATCTCTTCTGGAAGAAGGTGCGTCTCAGAGAGCTGTCAGCATATAAGTCCCAGGCTTGCTTGGCCAGGAGCAGCCGGACACCCTCCTTGCCCCAGGAAGAATTGCAGAGGCAATTCCAATGCAAGCCCACTGATCCCCAGGAGCTGCTTGGAGTGGTGGCCACAAACTTGGCACCCCTGTCAATCCGATTGGCCTCTGCTCTCACCCCAGGGCTGTCCTTCAGATGGGTGTGGCAATGGGCACATTCATAGGTTGTGCCATTCTCCACCACCTTCAAGTCCCACATCCCATTGACCTTGGCTGAGTCCGGAAACCTTATATAACTCCAATCCCAGGGCTGGACTGCGGAACAGCTGGGGCAGCTGAAATTCCAATGCATCTGGTTTGTGCCGGAATGGAGAAGATCAAACTCACATCCGACATCTCCGCCTTGGCTCATTGCAATCACCTTGCCCATCCAGCTGAAGGACTGAGTGCGAGCTGAGGCTTCTGCAATGTGGCCTTTTGGGACAAGCCAGGCTTCATCAATTATCACTGTCCGCAAGCTGAGTCTCTGAAGATTGCTCTCATTCCAAGCACCCCTGCAATAGACCATTGCACCATTGGTGAAGTCTGCCACCTGGCTCTTGTCATTGTCTGTCTCAGAGATCAGTGCCTTCACAGGTGGGCACTGCTGGAATAATGTCCGGACATATCTCTGGAAAAAATCCCTGGCCTCCGCATCGTTTGGCTGGAGCAGGAGCATAGGAGCTGGGGCATTGGCAATCTGCCACAGGGTGAACAGCCGGGCGAACAATGACTTACCAGCCTGGGTGCAAGCCAGGATGGTCAGCAGCTTTGTCTCACTGTCTGTGGCAATGCGTAAGCTCTCAGCAATCCAGGGAGTCCTTGAAAGGTTAAGCTTTCCTCTGATTGGGCTGTCCGGAACATCCAACACATTGGCCTCAGCCCAGGCCACAGGATCACCGGAATAAGTGGGCTTGATGATCTCCTGGGCTGTGCTCACCAGGATGGCTTCATTGTCTGTTGTCATCTGCCTCTCAGATGATGCAGCTTTTTAAGAGTGGCCAGCCGGAAGTGCCGGACAGGCTTGATGCCACAAGCACCACCTCTGATCCTGTAAATCCTGGACTCCAAGCTGTGCCTTTCTGCCATCTGGAACACAGCTGATCTGCTGATGTTTGCCATCCGGCTGAAGGCCACTGCACTCACCCATCCTTCCGGCACTTTGTCCTGGCCTACTTCAACAGCTGCCAGCATCACATCATCCAGGGTCTTCAAAGGCTTCCTGGGTTTATAGGCGAAAGCCCAAGACCTTTTCCCATCAACAGACTTCACCTGGTAAGCCTTGCGATCCATCAGTCCCTTGTCACAAAGCTCCTTGGCCTTTGAGCTTGTGCTGCCAAGGCTGAGGAAACGGAAGGCCAGCCTCAAGTCTCTGACTGTCAGCCAGCCTGGTGGGCACTTGGCCTCACTGAATTTCCGGTGCAGCTCAAGCTGCTCAGCCAGCCTGGCCAATTCACTTGGTGGGGTCATACAGCTTTAGGTCTGTCTGGAAGACCCACTTTCTTCCCACCTTGTGGATCAATGTGACCTTCCAATCCTGGCCATCTGTCCACCCGGCTGCAAAGCCACTGCCCCACATTGCACTGCCCAGCCTGTGGCTGGCATAGGTCATTGCCTCTTTCTGGCAGAGACATCCGGCTGAATAAGCAGCACCACCACCCCATTTCCTCAGTGCCACCATCTCAAGCCTGTGGATGTGGCCACAGACAAAGCCTCCACCCCTGGTGGCATAATGAGCACCCTGCTCCTGCACTGCCCTGGCACTGTGGCTGTATCCGTGGGCATAGGCCACCCTGCCCAGCTCAAACACTCCAAGGTCTGCGTGATATGGAAGCACCTTGGTGCACCCAATCTTCCTGGCCTCCCTCATCAGCTCATCCTTGATGCCCTGGCAATAGTCCACCTCCTTGGCATCACCGGAGGAAGCAATGGTGTGATCAAGCCTGGCTTCGTGGTTTCCCCACAGCCACACATCCGGTGAAAACTTACGGAGGAATTTCACACCTTCCTGCAAGTCTTCCTTCAAGCTCTCATTGGCTTCCCTGTCTTTTGCCTGGCTTCTCAGACTCCGGAGATCAAAGCAATCACCCAGGTGGATACGGACATCTGGCTTGAATTGTTTGCAATACTCAAGCAGGGCATCCACAGCCTCCGGGTCTTGCTTGTCTCCGTGATTGTCACCACAGGCCACCCACTTGATGATCTTGCTCATAAGGTTTTTTGTGAAAGCTCTGCCCTTGCTTGCAGTGTCCACTTCTCCAGGGCTTTGATTGCAGTCTCTGGTCTGTCCGGATTACAAGCCTCAGCACAATCCAGGGGAAGCTTCTCCAATCTCTGCACCACCTTGGCTGTCCACCTGGCAATGATGTCCTGGGCTTCTGAGAGCTTGATGTAATCCCTGGCCTCAATGGCTCTGGTCTTCTCTTCATCCTCCAGCTGCACCAGAGTCCGGAGGCTGGAATTATAAGCTGACTGAAGCTTGGTCTGTGCCGGATCGTTTCCCTCAATGGCAGCTGCATAGACTTCCCTGGCTCGATCCACCAGCCTCCGGTGCTGGGCAAGTGCGTAGCTCAATGTCCCGGCTGTCAGCCCTTCCACCCCAGGAGTGCCCTGGACTTCCGGTGATGGCTTGCCTGGTGGCAGCTTCCGGTGACGGCCAGCCTTCCTGGCATCCATCCAATCCTTGGCCTCTGGCATCGTCCTGGGCAGACCTTCCTGGCACAGCTTGGCCACATAACCTTTTGACAGTCCAAGTGCCTTGGCCAGCTCAGCCTGGGTCATAGATCAGCCCCCTGGATGCCTTCCTGTTCAGCTGCCTTCAAATTCCTGTGTTTTTTGGCGGTGGTGGATGCCCCACGCCTAAAAGGGGGGGTGGGGAATAGATTTCTTATGCCACCCCCTTGTCCTGCGGATTTTTTGAAAATTTTATTATTATTTTTCATTTTCTCAGCTGAAATTGTGGCCGGAGCTGCGGACTGATCAGCAAACTTCATCCGGCTGATGATGCCAGGACTCAGCAGTGCAGCTCTTGCAGCCATCTTCTGCACCCTCACACACACAGCTTGCTTGGTGAGTCCCATCCTGGCTGCCAAATCCACCTGGGTGGGTGCATCAGTAGTCTGCATCACTATTCTGATGATGTCGAAATGGTGCTGCACAGATTTGTCTGAAGATGATCCAATCAATGTGAGGATGTCGGCCACTATTTCCTGCACCCTCTCCCTGGTCACCCATCCATCAGACTCCACTTGCTCAGTGCTCTTCCTGGGATCAGCAGAAGCAAACTTGCTATCATTGGCATACACAGGGAAGCTGTATCTTGGCAGTGGCATCTCCCTGTAAGGGATGATTGGTGGGTCTAACTGCCTAAGCTCAGCTTGCTCAGCCTTGGTCAGCTTGTCCCACCACTCATCAAACTCAGCTTCTTCCTTCCGGCCATCTCTCAGATGCTGAAGGTGCTGTAATGTCTTACGCTTATGTGGGTCAGATGCCACTGTGAACATCTGTGCATAACTTATTAACTCAGTCAATTAGACCTTCTTCCAGGCTTTCTTCCCTGGATCATAAGCCAGGAGGCCATAACGGACAGCATACACCCTCAGCCTCTTCAGCCTGGCCGGAGAAGGGGTCAGCCCTTCTGCCTCCAGGGCTTCAGTCATCAGCTGCTTGCTCTCAGTGGCCTGGAAAGCCCCAGGAAGCCTTTGGATGATCTGGCTGACCCTTTTGACCTTCCTGCCCTTCAAAGCCTTCCTGGAGGCAATTAGGCCATCCAGATTGGCCTTCATCATCTCCGGCTGGGTCTTCCAGAGCTTTTTCCAATGCTGGAGCAGCTTAAACTTGGCTTTTAGCTTCTTATTCATCTGGGGACAGCAGGGGTGGGTGTGGGGTTAATCCCTGCCCCCTTTAGCGTAGCGTAAAAAAGGGGGTGGGGTAATACCCCACACATTACCCTTTAGGGTAATAGGTTTGTGCCAGGGAACGGACACAAAGAAAAGGATGGGGTCAGACATCCTCTTCCTCCAGGGGTGGCTGGTCATTGATTTCCCACTTGATCTGGCCTCTGGTCTTGCTGTGCCGGATGCGTAGAGACTCAGTGAATTGGCCACGCTCATCCCTCATCCCAGCCCTGTTGCCTCTCTTGCCCAGCTTGAGGATGAAGTGAGGGTGTTCCTGGTGCTCCCTTCTCAAGATGGCTGTGCTTCTGAACCAATTGGCAAGCTCACTGCTTCCTGTGAAGTCATAGGTGCTCTGCATATTGTCTTCCTTCTTCTTGGGTGGCTTATTCTGGTGGTGAGCTGCGATCAGACAGCACCCTGTCCGCATCAGCACAGGCTGGAGGATGTGCCGGAGGAAGTGACTGCAAAACTCCTGCTTGGACACATCACCACCAGCAAAGCCCAGGAGAGGATCAACCATAAGGAAGTCAGCATTGTGCCTGGTCACCAGCTCTTCAATGAGAGCACCAAAGGCTTCTCCGGTCTTCACAGCCTCTCGATAAATCACCACATTCTCTTCCAGGGTCATCTGCTCAGCCTGGGTCAGCCACATTGCTCCGGTCACACCCATCCATTGTTCCGCAATGTCACCCAGGTCATTCTCACTGCCCAGCATCACAATCCTCATTGGCCGGATGGGTTTCATTCCCCACAGGTCTTTCCCAAGTGCCCAGGACACTGCCAGCTGGGTGAGCAAGCTGCTCTTGCCTGTGCCAGCCTGGCCGGAGAAGAGCAGAGAGCCACCCTTGCAGAGCCATCTGTTGCCCACCAGGGCATTGGGGTCATTGTGCCTGTCAAAAGCCTGGAGATCAGCCAGGGGCATCCTCTGGGTGGTGTCCTTGCGGACAGAGGCCTCAAGGATGGCCTTGGCCTGTGCCTGGAAGCCCTGGGCAAGCTCAGCTGGGGTGAAAGCTCCGGAGAGTGCCTTGGCAGACAAGTCTCTGGCAATGATGATGAGCTGCCTGGCCTGGTGCTTCTCCTGGATGATCCTGGTGAAGTGGGCAAGGTTTGGGGATGGGCTGAAGAGGCTGCTGCTCAGCTCATTGATGTAGGCCACACCTCCGGCTGTCTCCAGCTGGTGGTGAGTGCGTAGCTTATTGGCCAGGCTGATCTCATCCGGCACTTGGCCTTCAGCCAGCAGCTCACAGAGGCCAAGGAAGATGGTCTGGTGCTTTGGTTCATAGAAGCACCTGGCTTCCAGGGTGGCAGCAAGGCAGGACTTGAGGGAGGGATTGCCCTGCTGGCCGTCCACCAGGACGGAAGCAAGCACAGCCCTTTCAGCATCAAGGTCACAGGGTGGCTGTGCCTGGGGTGGGTTTGTCATTGGGTCAGAATGGTGGGCTGACAGCAGTGGTGGTGGATCACTGCCTGGTCAAGTGCCCTTTCGTTTATCAATCAGAAGTTAGGTGCTTCCTCTTGGATGCTGTGGAATTTGCTGACCTTGCAGATTGTCCTTTTCTCACCGGAATTGAAGGTGACATCTTCCTGCACCACAGTGACCTTGATGCACTTGCCTTCAGCCAGGCTGAGAAACTTACGCAGCTCTTCAGTGGTCTTGCCAGGGAGCTTCAAGGGCAGACGGCCATTCTCATCCGGCACAATGCAGAGAGCTGTGGCCACAAAGGCAAACGCTCTCTTGATGGCACCATCAGTGCTTCCAAAGAAGGTATCATTGATCTTGAGGCCATCCTGGGTGGTCATCAGCACCTTGATCTTGGGGTCTTGCTTCTGGGTGAAGGTGCAGTCTTCGTCCCGGATTTTGCGGATGCGGACTGTGTAATCACCAGGCTGGGTGATGGCCACCAGCTTGGGCTTGTTTGTGTAATCGGACATAGGTTTTAGTTATTAGGGAAATCTGTGGCCTCCTGGATCATCTCCAGGATGGTGCTGGGAAGCTCAATGACAGCTCGGAATTCACCAGGCTGGTCATCTACGCAGCACACAGCTGTGGTGGATGATCCTGGTGCTCGATACAGAGACACAATGTGGTCTGTGTTCACATAGGTCACAGAGCCATCCTTGAGGGTGAGAGGCAGGAAGAGTGGGGCGAACATATCAAGCAAAGCTGATGGCTTCAGAGCTGCCGGAGCTGGCAGACTTCCAGGGCTTGAGCTGCTGGACTTCCTTGGGGTAGCAGGGGAAGCTGTTGAATTCCATTGCAGCTGCATAGGCTTCCAAGGCTTGCATCATCAGCACACCACCCTCAGCTTGCAGCTCAGCACTCACCTCAAAGACAGCTGTGGCCTGTGGGCTGGCCTTCTCAACGCAGATCATCCGGAAGCCCTTTGGCCGGAAGCCAAACACTTGCTTGAAGATGAGACAATACCAGGCTGCTTGAAGGTGATAGCCTCTCTTGTAAGTAGTGGCCAAGACATTCCTGGGAGTCAGAAACTCACCAAAGGTCTTCAAGTCATAAATCCAGCCATCAGCTGTCACCAGATCAAGCTGTGCCTTGATGGGCACTTTGCCAAAGTCAGCAGTCAAGGACAGCTCAGTGGCCAGAGGGATGATGCCCCAATGGGACATCTCAGCCTTGAGTGCCTGGCCAGCCAGCAGGGCTTCCTGGTATTCATCTACGGCCACCACCATCTTGCCCTGGCTGGCCTGTTCAAAGTTATCCCACCAGGCAATGGCCTCCAGGGTTTCAGCCTTGGGCTTCTTGGCTTCTCGCTGCTTCTGGGTGGGCTTCTTGGGTGCATCATCCGGCACACAGATGACAGAGCTGCTGAACAGCTCCGGCTGGAGCACCAGGAGATGGGTGAGGCTTCCAATCCGGAGAGCAGGGCTGTCCTTCTTAGGGGCTTCCTGGGCAGCTTTGAAGTGGCCAGGGGAAATGAGGATCATCTTGGCCAGGGACTGATTGATGGACTTGTGGGCATCATATTCAGCCCTTGTCCAATTGGCAGTGGGCAGTGCGTTGATCTGGTCTTGGGTCAGCATTGGTGTGGTGTGTTATTTTGTGGTGTAGGGAAAGGAGATGAAGCTGGCATTGGCCATCTTGCAGAAAGCCTTGGCATCATTTAGGGTGTCAAACCGGACAAGGCTTCCCTCAAAGGAAAGGAATGTGGCCTTGGGGATTTTGCCCTGCTCCACCAGGATGAAGAAACGATTGATGCCCTGCTGATCCTGCCCCAGCTCCGGTGAATAGGTGGGCAGTGGGCTTTTATTTTTTGCGTCTGGCATTGTATGCGTCTCGATTTCGGATGAAGAGCTGGTGATTAAAGCCAAGCTCCACAAGCCTTTTGTCCCTGGCCTCCCTGGCTTTGATGAGATCATTGGGCAGTCTTTCTTCAATGTGGTTTCTGTTGATGCGGACTCTCAAGAAAATCTTGTCACCCTCAAACCGGAGATGGTGATTGTCCGGATCAGTGGTGCAGCCTTTTGCACCCTTGCCACATTCAAGGAGATTGGCCAGGGCTTTGGGTGTCATTCCCCAGGCTTTGGCTCTGCTCTCCAGGCTGTCATCCATTGGGCTTCTGTGCCTCCAGGCTGGCCACCTTCTCAGTGAGTGCTTGCACCACCAGGGCTGTCTGCTTCTGGTGCTGGATAAGGTCAGCCACAATCTCAGTGAGCTGCCGGACAGCATCAGCTGTGCTGATCTGGTGGGTCTGGTGGTTTTCAATCATTGCTTGAAAGCTTCAGAGGCTTCAGCCATTGCCTGTTCATAAGCCTTCCAAAGCTTGGCTTCCTTGGGCTTATATTCCCCAGCATCAGCAATGTCCTGGACAGCCCCAGCAATGGCCAGGATGTGCTGATGATAGGTGCTCCGGATGGTCTTGTGGCAGCTGATAAGCCACTTGTGATCCAGACGCAGGGTGGCCAGAGCATCATTGGCTGTGTGCAAGTCTTCCATCACCCTGGCCAGCTCTTGCTTCAGCTCCTTCACCTGGTCAGACCATTCCCTGCACTCATTGCCCAGCCGGAGCACATTGCTGGCAAAGCTCTCAGCTGTGGCCTTGGACTGTGCCAGCTCTTTCTCCTGCTGCTTAAACTTCTCCCAGAGGTGGAGGAAGGTGGCCTTGCTTACATAGCTCAGCTCCGGATCAATGGGCAGATCACTCACAGCTGCTTGCCCTCCTTGGCTGCAAGCCAATCCTTGACGCATTGCCGCACAATGGTCTCGCCGTTGTAGTCCTTTGCCATTTCCTCATTGAACTGAATAGAGGAAGCCATCTTGTCCCCGGCCTTGCGGAGCAGATCAACCTCAGCCTTGAGGCTTCCGATCTCTTCCTTGTTCAGCCTGTTCAGCTCAGCCAGGAGCTGATTGACCATATCTTCAGAGCTGCCACAGAATTCCGTGTGTGTCTGGGTGTCCAAGATTTCATCTGTGCCCATCTCGCCCAGGGTCACAATGTATCTGGCTTTAGTCTTGGCCTTGCTCACTTGCGTTTGGCCTTTATGGCCTTGCGGAATTGTCGGCCAGAGATGTCCAGGGTCTTGCGGATGTGCCGGGGCTTCATCTTGTGGTCAGTGAACAGCTCCTGGGCAATCTTCCGGAGTCCCCAGGTCAGCCAATTGAAGCCCCTTCTCTGAGCTTCCTGCTTGAGTGGGGACAGATCAAGCCTGGGGACAGGCTTGCAGGGATTGAGCTTGGGATTGTGCTTGGCCATAAGTTAGGACAGCCGGGACTTCACAGCCTCAAGGAAGGCCAGCTTCATCTTGGGATTGGCCAGCTCAGCCTGGTGGGCATCAGCCAGGGCTTCAAGGGGTGCACCATCCGGAAGCCATCCCTTGTTCACCAGGATGTCTGTGGCCACCTTGATGCTGGCTTCAGTGTTCAGCCCCAGGTCAATCCACCATTGGCCGGAAGCCTTGGGCTTGGGTTGCTGGGTCTGGATGGGCTTGGCCTGGTAAGCCTGGACAGGGGGCTTGGAAGCCTGGTGGCCATCATCATCCTCCAGCTCAGAAGCCACACCCACCACAGTGCTGAGTGCGTATCTCTTCAGATAGGTGAAGACTGAACCAATGTTTTGCTGATTGAGGCCAGCTGCGTTGACACCCAGCTCACCACAATTGAAGATGTGGCCGGAGATGTGGATGATGCTGGTGTTGATCCAGACCCTTTCAGCATTGGAGCAAGGCACTTGGAAAGCAGCCAGGCCATAACGGCCAAGCACAGGCTTAATCTCAGCCAACAGGTCAGCCAGCCCAAAATAACGGGACTTGAAATGTGGATTGATCCGGCTGGCCGTCACATTCTCGCACTCACTGATTGCCTTCACCAAGGCTTCATAAGGGCTGAGAGTCCGGACAAACTCCAGCCAGGCTTTGGCCTTGTCCTGCTCAGCCTGGGTGGGGATGGTGATGATGGGCAGGGTGTCTGCTTCATCCTTCTGGGTCTTGTTTTTCTGGGTCATTGGTGTGGTGGGAAAGTGGAGCTTTGAGTGGGACTTGAACCCACAGCCTTCCGATTACAAATCGGATGCTCTGCCATTGAGCTATCAAAGCAGGGTGGTCACTGCTGGGTCTTGTTCAGCTTGGCCAGCTCCAGGGCAGACAGATAGCTGTCCACATCTTCAATGCTGATCCGCATTGTTTTACCAGCAGACAAGCCCAAATTCCATTTGGCCTGGCCGTTGATCACTGTGGGCTTGAGCTTCCTGGCAATGGTGTTGTCCGGCAGGATGACATAAGATGTCTGGCCGATTGGCTTGATGACCACTTCAGCCTGGGTGCAAGGTGTTTTCTTTTGTGCCATAATCAGATGGGAAGATTGGGCTGGGTCAGCATCCACTCCAAAATCAGCAGGGCATCTGCTGTCTTCAGTGTCAGACCCTCAGCTGTGGGGTGTCTCCGGCTGGCCTCTGCCTTTAGGGCTGACTTCCATTGGCTCTGAGTCCGGTCACCCTTGGGGATGCCAAGCCTGGACTGCCACTGCTGTGGGGTCACCAGGAGCACCCGGTGCTGTCGGCCAACAGACCAGCCTTCCACCCATCCGGCAGACTTGCCCAGCTTGAAGGCAGCTGAGCTGGGGATGAGACGGCCAACAAAGGGTGGGACTTTCTCAATGGCCACCACACATCCAAAGGGGATGATGTCGGACAGCTCTGCCTGGTCTTCTGGCATAGGGTGCAGGGTGATCCTGCCTTCATTCCAGAGTGCAATGCCACCACCCAAGCCTGGGTCAATGGCTGCATAAGTGACTGTCAGTGGTTTGTCCAAAGGGGTTTTGTCTTAGCGTTTCTTGGAGATCAGCTTGGCTTTCCTCTGTGTGATGCTGGGGCAATTAACTATGTCAAACTTCCGTTTCCGGAAACCTTCAAAGCCAAGATTGTGGATGGCATAAAGCTCAGCTCCGGATGGCTTGCGTCCTGTGGCATCCTCAAACCTGTGGGAATTGAGGGTGAGCCAGCTGTGCAGATAAGCCCTGGCAATCAGTGGATCATAAGCCTTGGAGAAGGGGTGAGTGCTGAGGCCATTGGCCTTCCTCCAGCTGGTGACATCCAGCCAGGCACTGAAGTGGAATTGGGCACAGCCCCTGGCCTTGCCGGAGTCACCTGTGGCATTGGGCTTATTGGAAGACTCCACCTCAATGATGGCTTCCACCAGGGCTGGGGTCACAGCAAAGGATTGGGTGGTCATAAGGATCAGCAGCAGGGCTGTCTTCATTTGCGGACAGGCACACAATTGCCCCTTTGGGTTTCACCATCATTCCAGACAAACCTCCAGGACACCTGGATGAAACCACCATAAGCCACTGAGCAATCCACCCAGGCTTCAATCATCCCAGGCAGGGAGGCCAGGCTGGCCTGGTGATCTGCCAGCATTGTCTTGGCCTTCTTCAGACCAGCTCTCTCTGTGTAGTCACCTTGCAGCACCCGGTCATTGATGTGGTAAAGCTCTTCAAGGATGCAGCTCATCTGCCAGGTGGCCAGGTCTTTACTCATCAGAGCTGGCACTGTGTCTTGTGATAGCATTTGGGCAAGGTGTTTCATTTGTCCCACCTCACACAGACCAGGCTGGGGTGTCGCATTGATCCGGAGGGAGTGAGCTGCTGGCACTCCACCTCAGCTGTCTTGCCCACCCACTTCTCTGGGTGGTCATAGATGTCCTGCCTCTGGTCATCAGAGAGGCCACTGCCAACAGCCACAGCCTTGCCCTGGTAGCTGACCAGGAGAGCACCAGCTGAACCATCAAGCCTTCCCTTGCCAGGCTGGAAGCCAATGATCCGGCAGTCAAAGGTGAGCTTGGGCTTGAGCTTGATCCAGGCTTTGCACCTCCGGCCAGACTGATAGGTGGCATCCACATCCTTCAGCATCACACCTTCCCAGCCGGACTTCAGTGCATCAGCCAACAGGTCTTCAGCCTGGCTGACCACATCAGAGGTGGTGATGATGTCGAGCAGAGGGATCAGTGAAACCTTGTCCCCAGCCCAATCCATCCCTGCGTCATTGAACATCTTTTCCAGGCACTCCCTCCGGAGGGAATAGGGGACTTCACTGCTTGCACCCCAGCCTTCCACTAGGGGCACATCAAACACAGTGAGCTTGGCCAGGTCAGTGGCCTCAGCCTTCTGGGTGAGCTTGCCCACCCCACTGAAGAAGTCAGCCCCGGCTGTGGCCTCACAGTCAAAGATGACAGGCTTGCCCACAGAGCTGGCCAGCTTGAGCAGCAGGGGTGAGAGCTTGCCCAGGCTGGGCAGGGGCTGGCCGTTTCTGCTCTGGAAGGTCACAGCCTTGTGCTCTGGATCAACAAAGCAGAAGCACCGGATGCCATCCAGCTTTGGCTCTACTGCCCACATCTTGTCATAGTGCAGCTTGCCAAGGTCAGTGACTGCATCTGCCAGCATTGGCTTGATTGAGTCCATTGTGGTCAGCTCTTCCGGCTGGTGAGGCTGTTGCAGATCACAGCCAGGAGGATGATGCAGGAGAAGCCAACAGCCAGGAGAGTCATCCCCTTGAAATAGCTGGCCTGGTATTCAGTCAGCTTCTCTTTAGAAAGCTGGGTGGTGTGGGTCTTGTGTGTTTTCATTGGTGGAGAAAGTGATGGTGGTGATCAGCCCCAGAGTCCCAGGGTCTTGTCCCAATTGCCCACCTTGGTGTGCCTCTTGATGAGTCCGGTGTGGTCATAGCTGGCACTGCGTTTGTGAGTCCGCAGGGAGGGAGGGATGACCCGGAAGATGCGATCAGACAGGACAATCTTCCAATAACGCAGCTGCTCCTGGGTCTTGCTGGTGAGCTTGAGTGCATCAAGCCAGGGCTGTGTCTCAGATTGGATGCTGTTCACCAGGGTGAGATCATCCACAAGCTGCTTCTCCAGCTTGGCCACCCAGAAGGGGGCAGCATAGGTCAGCTGCTCCGGAGTCCAGGTCTTGAGATCAGTCCGGTCAGCAGGGGCAGTGGGCTTGGCGTTTGTCATAGGTGTGAGATGTAGGTGCTGGGTGAATTAGGCCAGGATAGACTTGAGAGACTTGGCCTCTTCCCAGATGGCCTTCCGGCCAGCCACCAGATTGGACACAGCACCTTGATCCTGGTGCTGAGAGATGACAGACAGGGCTTCAGTGATGAAGGCATCAGCCCAGCCCAGGCACTTGTGGGCTTCACTGATCTTCACAGCCTGGCCATTCTTGGAGGAAAGGGCAGCACTGTTGATCCAAGCATTGGCTTCCTTGAGGCTGTCCACAGCATCATTGATGCAGCTGTGAGCTTCCCAATTGCTCTTGAAGATGAAGGCCAGGTCAATGCACCGGATGATCCGGCTGATGTTCCAGGTGAGGGTGTCGAGCTGCTGGGTGGTGATGGCGTTTGTCATAGGTGTATTTGGATTACTCACCCAGCATCAGCCCTGCCCACCCTCCTGTCAAACAATTATTTCAAACGATTGTTTCCCACCTGGTGATCCTCCAGGCCAGCCTGTCCCTCTGCCTTCCCTTCAGCCAGGCCAGCTTGGCCTCCCTCCACCCAGGACTGCCCATAGGATGCCCCTTCTTTGGCCTCTGGCTGGCCTTCTGGGGCTTCTTTAGGGCTGGCTTGGCTCTTGGCCTGGGTCTGGGTGGCATAGGGGTCTGGAAGCCCAGCCAGGCAGGGCACCCCTGGCAAGCCCTAAAGCCTTACCCTCCGGTAGCCTTCCCTCCACAGGGCTTCCACCACCACAGCTGTGAGATGTCTGACCTTGGCTTCCGGCAGCTCCATATCCCCAATGTGGATGGCTTCGTGCACCAGGGTGTTGGCTCTGCTTCTCTCACTCTTGTGTGCAGGGTCAATCCGTAGCTCATAACGATTGCCACCCATTGGCTCTGCCTCACCCCAGCAGTCTTCCTTGGTCAGATCAGTCTCCACCACCTTAAACTTCTTCTTAGTTTTGGCCATAAGCTCACCCATTCCGGTTGATGTGCTTGCTCAGTCCTGTCCACTTCAGCACCAAGGCTGTGAAGATGAGGCCACAAGCAATAGCCATCCCCAAGGCAATGTCCCTGCAAGCCACCAAGGCAGCTTTGGCATTGTTCAGATTTCTCTCCAGGGTGGCATCATCAGAGAGGATTGCCTTGCCTGGCTCTTGGGTGATCAGCAGCACCATTGCCTCAGTGCTCCGGAAACTTTGCAGGATGAAGTCCGCAGTCAGATAGACAGTGAGGCTGGCCAGGCTGCTGATGAGGATGCACCCCACCACAGCCACCAAGAGATTGTGGGCATTGAAGCTGTCAGCCTGTGCCTTGTCACTTGCCACCCTTTGATCCTCTCCTGGCCTTCCTGGGTTTGCCACCTTTGACCTGGGCTTGGGCTTCAGCCACCTTGCCCTGCATCTTGGCCTTCAGCCAGGCCAGCCCATAAGACAGGATTTCCGGTGAGGCAAAGCCAGCCACCCCACAGATGAAGACCCTCAGATTTTCCTGCTCCACATAGGACTTGCTGGCTTGGTTCACAAAGTAGGCAGTGAGTCCGGCAGCTACTGAAGACCTGGCAATGTATGGCAAGCTGGCCTTGTCTGTGCTCATCAGCAGCCTGGCAATCATAGCTGCCATCCCAAGGATGGAAGCAATTATGCTCTGCCTCACAGCCTCATCAGAAGTGACGGACTCCAGACCGGATGCCGGGGCTGCACTCACTTGGGCTGATCCTCCGGAGGCTGGGCTTCAGTGGCCTGGCACTGCTCTGGCTTGTGGGTCATCTTCTTCCAGAGCACCACAGTCAGCTCAACACCCAGGACGGCCAGGGTCACACCCACCACCCAAGGGAAATAGGAGCTATCAAACACCCAGGGCAAGCTGACAGTGGCAACCCCACAAAGGATCACCATTGCTGCGTTGAATTTCCCTATGCCCACAAAGTGTCCAAAGGCAATGAGCAGAGTGCCCACTGCCAGGATGCCAGCACCCACCAGGCTGAGCATTGTGCTGGCCTTGTCCTTCCTGGCTTGCTCCAGGGCAAGCTGCCTGTCTTCCAGCTGTCTCTTGAGGTCAGCAATGTCCTTTGTGCTCTTGGCTTGCTGGGCTTCCATCTTAGCCCACAGGTCTTCCAGCTCAGTGGCCAGCTTCTTGCCCTTGGCAATGGCCTCCAGGTGTTCCTTATTGTCAGCCCTGCTGATCCGTTGCCTGGACAGTGCCACCTCTTCCGGTGCTGGACTTGGCAGATAAGCTTGAGCCACTTGCAGCTCCTTGTCTGCTCCGGAAGGATTGGTGGGTATGGCTTCCCTGGCAGCTGTGATGCTGGCACTGATCTTCTGATCTGCCTTGTCCTGCTTCTGGCCAAAGCTCTGGGTGGGCTGTGCCCCAGCCTGGGGTGCAGGGTCTGGGATGGAAGCCTGGGGCTTGAAAGAGAAGCAACCGGAGAGCAAGCCCACCAGAAGAATGAGCAAGCACCTGGGCATTGGCTTACTTCTTGAGGCTGTCCACAGTCTGCTTCACCTGGCCTTCAAGGCTGGTGAGCTTGGCTGAGTGCTTCCGGAAGACCAGGAGGCCACAGATGAAACCCAGGACAAGACCGATTGTGAAGGTGATGAGATATGACATAGGAAAATCAGCTGATGATCTCAACCTTCACCAAAGCACCCAGGTCAACAGGTGTCTGGGGTGTGGCAAAGGTCACTGTGATTTCTGTTTGGTTTGCAGTCATAGGCTCACCATCCCAAACAGGGAAGATGGTCTTAAGTAGCTGTGCATAATCACCAATAAGAAGTGAAGATGTAATTTTGTAAGTAGTCATAAATTATCCGTGGGCAATAAATGCTCGGAGATTAGAGACATAGGTGGTTGCATTGGCTGTGGAAGTCCCTCCGGCGGAGTTGATCTCGACGGCGGCGAGAGCACTTGTCGTGACCGAAGCGGTCAAGGTGGACATCCCTCCTGTGCTATCAATCAAAACCCCATCAGCATAAGCATAGACAGTCCCTGTCCCGTCAGATTTTACCATAAAATCCACCGATGCAATCCCCGAGAAAGGCACAGCCCAAGATGTCGCTTTGGTTGTCAAGGTTGTTCCATCGTGTGCAAGGATTGACAGCACCTTTGTTGAAAGGTCTATGGATATGCCGAAGCCTCTCTGGGAAAGCGTCCCATTGGTTGTCCCTGTGTTAAGACGGAAAAACAAAGTCTGCGTGATGGCAGTGAAGGAGCTGCTCCAAGAAGCAGCAATCTTGCAGGCGATCCGGATTTCTTTCGTAAGATTAAATCCATAGGTGGAATTACTACGGGCAAACAAAGCTAAACTCTTTTGGCAAAAGCCAGCTGTGTTTGCGTTTGGGCTGACAAGGTATCCGTAGTCAGGCGGGATATTGACATAAGCAGCACCTGCTCCGCTTGTTGCTGTCGTGGTTGTGGAAATGGGAGGAGCTGACCAAGTGCAGTCTGAAAGCATATCACGCACAAAAGCAGTATTGGCAATCTGCGTATTGTTTGTATTTACACTAGCAATAGGTGTAAGTGGTGTCCCTGTAAAAGTGGGGCTTGCTAGGTTAGCCTTTAGATTGTTAGCAGTAGTGACAAACTCTGTTGTGGCCAGGGCAGTGGTGTTATCCCCAGCAGCTTGTGTCACACCAACTGTGCCTGTCGGAAGATTTGGCGTTCCGCTGAAAACAGGGCTGTCCAGCAGGGCATAGGTTGTGCCAATGTCAGCGGCTGTCAGATAATCAGTGGGCAAGAAGGCAGTTGCCTGATAGGTGCTGTCTGGAAATCTGACACCATTGACAGGATCAATTGCCATAGACTTGGCATTTCCGTTCCCATCATTCACCACTGCCACAGTGACAGTGCCACTGACGGCAGACAATATGATCTGACCACCACCCAGAGGCTGTCCGTTTTCATCCAAGGTTTGATCTATGATGTTTAAGCTATTACTCTTAAGATCGCTTTGATGGTAGGTGTGCAGATAAGGGATTTCCGGGTCACCATACCCAAGATAAGAAAAATTGTTGATTGATACCCTTGGTGTGCCGACAACGGAAGATGTAAGGACTTCGCTATATGTCTCATTAATACCACTTGAACCAAGCCAGACCTTTAAGTTTCCATTAAAAATCTGAACATTACCAGAGAAGGTGGGAGCAACCTTGTCAGCTTTTCCGTTGAGAGCATCCTGCAAGCCTGTGACCTGTGTGATAAGATGATTATGGCTGACA